CTAAGCCGCCATCTGGTTGGAACGCGTCCTGGTGGCGGCGTATTTCATCAAGACCTCGCCCCACATCTCGGCGATGAGGGGGGGCACGGCGTTGGCGACCTGGGTGAACCGAGGAACCTGCCGTGCGCGCAGCTCACCGCCGGTCGTGTACTTCCCCTTGAATACGAACCAGTCGGGGAAGGTCTGGAGACGAGCATTTTCTCGCACAGTAAGTGTGCGAGGCTCCCTGTAGTGCAGCAAGTCGTCCGGCATGCTCGTGATGGTGGGGGACGGAGCCTCTGGGTCGAGGACTCGGGTAGCCATCTTCTTGATCCCGTAGCGCTCTCGCATCGCCCGATTGAGCTGGACATTCAGTCGCCCGCTCGCCTTGCACTCAGCAATGATCTTTTCGAATCGCTCCACGATACGGGGAGTGTGGTTTGCTAGCCGAGTGTCCGAGACCGGACCGCGGTGACCATCATTCATCAAGCGCTGGAAGTTTGAGAGCGGACGTGGCGCCAGGAGTGCCTCGTAGCCCTTGGTGTCGGGGCTTGGTCCGACGCCAGCCCTCTCCATTTCCAAGTCGCCTATCGCCTGCCGCGAGGTCACCTTGGTGCCCAGCGAGCGCTTTTCGAGAAAGCGGACCTTCGATGCGCGGAGCCAGGCGAACGGGTCCTCCCCGCTCGGCAGCCTCTTGAACTCCGACTTCAGCATCCCGACGAGGAAGAAACGGGGCCGATGCTGCGGTACGCCAAATGACGAGCAACGGATCGTGTCGGCATACACGTGGTACATCTTCCCTAGCCTGGCCACGAGCTCATCGGCAAAGTTCCGCTTGCCTTCCAGATCGCCGCCAGCACCGAAATCATATGTGATGCCCCGGACATTCTCGATCAGCACAAGGCGCGGCCTGACGAGCTCGACGAAGTCCAAGTAGCGCTCAAATAGCACGTTGCGTGGATCGCCAGTGCGACGTCGCCCGGCGCTGGAGAAACCCTGGCAAGGTGGCCCGCCCGCAAGGAGATCAACATGGCCCCGCAGCCCTGATAGCTGATCTGCGTGCTGCTCCATGAGTTCTTCTATGGTCCATGGCTGGATAGGAAGCCAATCGGGCCAGTCGAACGTGCACTTCGACACCTTGCCAGTGAGGTTCGTTTGCAACGTATCGAACGCAAAGGAATCCTTTTCGATCGCGAACAAGCCGCGCCAACCTGCTTTCAGCAAGCCAAGGCTAAGCCCGCCGCAGCCGGCGAAGGCGTCAATGAATACTGGTTTCTTGATGCCCACCTGCACGCTCGCCCCCGATTCGCCTCCATGCCGATTCGCACACTCAGGACTGTAGTCACGCCGTCGCGCGTCGCCAAACGGAACGTATCTCATGGCCTTCAGCCCCCGCGGCCCGGGCCGCCTCGCACCGCCGTTTGGGCAGCGGACCGGGTCGGAGGGGGTGTGGTAGGTGTTCTTTCCTGGTTCGGCTCGCCCTGGTGATGCCACTCCACCGGAAACGGCTCCATCAGCCCCGGCAGCGTCATCCCCTCCGGCTGCCGCCCGTCCAGGATCGCCTCGACGATGTGGGGGGACAGCAGCGTGAGCCGCAGCAGGCGGGAGACATAGGACGAGTTGATCTTCTCCGCCGCCGCCAGCTCGTTGATCGTCGCGTACCGCCCGGCCTCCATCATCCGCCGCCACCGGAACGCCCGGGCCACCGCCTTCACCAGCGTTGTGTCCGCAGCCGAGGCGCTGCGGGGCGCCATGCCGCCCGGCGCAACCATCAGCTTCCGCCCACCCCGCTGCTTCCGGACCGCCAGCGGCACCCGCACGGTCAGCATCTGCGCGGCGCCGGTCATGCTGCAGCCCTTGCGGCTTCGGCCGGCGCTGCCGCGAGGTCCCGCGCCAGGCTCGCCAGCCCTTCCAGCTTCAGCCGCACGTCGGCGCCGCCCGCCCCAATATCCACGCGGTCGACCACCAGGCGGATGATGCGCGCCTGCTCTGCGGGGAAGAGCTCCTCCCACACTGGGTCGAGCCGCTCCAGCGCCAGGCGGGCCTCATCCTCCGTCATATCCGGCGCCGAGGCCCGTGCCGCGCGCCAGGCCCCAAGCACCACCTCCGGCTGGCGTAGCAGCCCCCGGACCTGCGCGATGACCGCACCCTCAATCTCCGCAGCGGAAATGCGGGCGACGGCCGGCCCGTCCGCGGCGCTGCCCTTCAGCACCGACTGGCTCACGTAGTAGCGATATTGCTGTCCGCGGCGCCCCCGCGCGTGGGTGGGCGACATGGCGCGCCCGTCGCTGCCGAAGATCAGGCCGCGCAACAGCGAAGGCGTCTGGCAGCGGGTGCGGTTGGCGCGTGTCTTTGGGCTGATCGCCAGCAGGGCGTGCGCCGCATCCCACATCGCCTGGGGCACGATGGCAGCATGCTCGCCGGGATGCGACTTCCCCTTGTGCATCGCCTCACCGAGATACGTGCGGTTGCTCAGCACCCGATAGACGTCGCTCTTGGTGAAGGCGCGGCCGCGCTTCGTGATGGCGCCCTCCGCCCGGAGCGCCTGGACCAGCTTCGTGCCGGATTCCGTCTCGACGAAGCCTTCGAAGATCCGGCGCACCAGCGCCGCCTCCGCCTCGTTCACCAGCAGCTTGCGGTCCTTGGCGTCGTAGCCGAGTGGCACGAAGCCGCCCATCCAGATCCCGCGTGCTCGCGACGCCGCCACCTTGTCGCGGATGCGCTCACCAATGACCTCCCGCTCGAACTGCGCGAAGCTGAGGAGGATGTTCAGCGTCAGCCGGCCCATGCTGGTGGTCGTGTTGAAGCTCTGTGTCACCGAGACGAAGGTCACGCTGTTCGCGTCGAACACCTCCACCAGCTTGGCGAAGTCCATCAGCGCGCGCGACAGGCGATCGATCTTGTAAACCACCACCACGTCGATAAGGCCGCGCTCGATGTCCGCCAGCAGGCGCCGCAGCGCCGGCCGGTCGAGGGTCCCGCCGGACACGCCGCCGTCGTCGTAGCGATCGCGGACCAGCACCCAGCCCTCCGACCGCTGGCTGGTGATGTAGGCCTCACACGCCTCGCGCTGGGCGTCGAGCGAGTTGAACTCCATGTCGAGGCCTTCCTCGCTCGACTTGCGCGTGTACACGGCAGCGCGGATCTTCCGCACTGTGGCCGGTATCGCGGCCTCGGCGGCTGGCTTGCGCTTCATGCCGTGCCCCTCCGGTTCTTCAGGCCGAAGAACAGCCAGCCATTCCAGCGGGTGCCGGTAATGGCGCGGGCGATGGAGGAGAGCGACTGATAGGGGCGCCCCTGATACTCGTAGCCGTCGTGCAGCACGGTGACGCTGTGCTCGACGCCCTGGTACTCGCGGATCAGCCGCGTGCCGGTGATCGGCTTGTCGTCGCCGCGGATGCGCCGCAGGACGGGGTTCCCGCCGTCCAGCTGTTCACCCAGAGCCTCGAGGCGCTGAATGGTCTCGGGCTTCAGGCCGCCATAGGCGAGTTCCTGGATCCGGTAGGCCAGGCGGCTCTCCAGGAAGCGCCGGTTGTATGGCGGCGGCTCGGCGGCGAAGAGCTCCCGCCACTGCTGCTTCAGGTCCGGCGTGCCGGTGGTCTTCAGGGCAGCCAGGCGCCCGAGCACGTCGGCCGGTGGGATGGCGGGAATGGTCGGCGCCGGCGGGGTGCCGGCTTTGGATTTGGTGGCGCGTGTCATGCGGGTCTCCGGTTGGTCCGGTTCGCATCCAGGCGCTGAGGGGACGGGAAGTGTAGGTCACGCTCTCCCTGGTTAGCAGCCTCGCGCGCAGCTTCCTCGGCAACGCGGCTCCGCAGCCGCACGAGGCCGGCGGCCAGGATGCTGCAGACCTCGCGGAGGTGCAGCGGGAGGTGAGGATTGGAGGGGTTCGGTGGCATGGCTGGGAGGCAAGATCGTGTCGCCCAGCCGAGAAGAACAGCGAAAACAATCTCTTAGCGAAGGATGGCGGGAACAAAAGCACCGCTGCGAAATCCCGCGTAGGGCGGCGCCAGGCTCGCTTTCCGCACGGCGACGGTCATGGCGCAGCGAATCGGCGCCGGCGCCGGGGTTCATCCCGGAAGCTAAATCCTGCGCCACGTCCAGCTTCGCAGCTTGACGTAGGAGTCAAGCGCCGACTACGCCACTCCGCTAAGTGCCACAGGCAAGGATTTCGCCGGATGCAAGGGCGATGACAACGCCAACCACCACCCTGGGACAGGCCATCATTGCCGCCAGGAAGAAGAAGGGGATCAGCCAGAAGGACCTGGCTGCCGCCGTCCAGAAGGAGGACGGCTCGGGTTCGATATCGCCGCAGTACCTCAACGACATCGAGCACGACCGCCGCAGCCCGACTTCCGACCAGCTGATCAGAGAATTCGCCCGGGCCTTATCCGTGGATGCGGATGACCTGTTCGTGCTGGCCGGCAAGATCCCCGAGGACCTCCGCGCCGCCGCGACCGATTCGGCGACCAGGGTCAGGGCCTTCAAGGCGTTCCGGAAAGCCCTCTCGAAATAGGATTGCATGCGTGGCGAGCTGGTCGATCGACAAGTCAGGGCGCTTTCCGCAGCGGCTTTTCCTGCGTGCAGCGGAGATCGACCGCGATTGCGAGCGGCTGGTCACGGCCTTCCTGCAGCAGCGTCATGGCGAGGTCCGCTTCCCGCTCTCCACCGATGACCTCACGGTCCTGGTCGAGCAGCACAGCAGCAGCCTCGACCAGTATGCCGACCTCTCCGACGAGGGCGACGACGTCGAGGGGATGACCTGCTTCCTGCCCGGCCAGCTGCCGCAGATCCTGATCTCCGCCCAGTTGACCGAACAGGCCAACCGGCAGAATCGCCTCCGTACGACCCTCGCGCATGAACTGGGCCACGCCTTCTACCACCGCGCCGTGTTCGACCACGTGTTCGCGGCGCCGCCGCACATGTTCGAGGCCGCACGTGCAGAGCCGCGGACCGTCTGCAAGCGCGACAGCATGATGGGGACCACCGAGTTCGACTGGCTCGAATGGCAGGCCGGCTACGTCAGCGGTGCTATCCTGATGCCGGCCCAGCAGGTGCGCAGGTCCGTTGGGGACCTCCTGCGCGACCACGGGATCCATGGCGCGGCAGTCATCGGCACGGCGCCGGCCGCGGAAGCGGAGCGGCATGTCGTGGCCAGCTTCCAGGTTTCTGGTGAGGCGGCACGGGTTCGGCTGCGGAAACTCGGTCTCCTGGCCGATTCAGCAGGCTCCCCCACGCTGTTCGGCTAAGCCGACAAGACTACGCTCCTATGCGTATCTTTTCGCTTGTGCCCGCACACCGAATCTTGATACGTCGATTAGCGGAGCGCCGGATTGACCGGCGTGCCCCTGATCGAAAGACCCCCCGTGCCGACAGTCCCGGATTTCATCCGGAGCACGCCGCCCGCGTCGCTCCATGCCTACTTCATGTCCATCAGGGCGGTCCTGCCGGCCGATGTGGTGTGGGAGGGCGCGGCGAACGAAGTGGTCCCGCCCCTGCTGCGGGCGGTGGACGCCATGGATGACGCTGAGCGTCTGCGCGTGATGAACGACGCCGATCGGGTGGGTGCCATGGCGGACGAGCCCGGTCAGGCCGCGCTCTATGCGATCACGGGTTCCGCGGAGACCCTCGACTCCCTGGAGAACGGGCATGCCAGGGCGCTCTGGATGTTCCTCAAGGACCCCGCCGGCTTCGGTCATGCCGAGGAAGTCCGCTACGCCGATGACCGCCGCTATGGCCGCATGTGGGATGGATTCGAATGCCTGCCCGGCCTGACGGTGCCGCGCGACGGCGATCCCTACACGGCGTTCAAGGCGGCCATCGCCACGCACTTCGACACGAAGCATGTCGAGGTGGAGATCTGCGACCGTTCCCGCCCGTCGCTGGAAGGGGAGCATGCGGAGCTGATCCAGGTCGCCATCTACCGCGAAGGCCGCGCCGGGGACCGCCGCGCCTTCGTCAACGGCAAACTAGACCGGCTTCCCTTCCGCCCGGTGGTCGAGGCGGCCATCACCTACGAGCCCGCCTCCGGCACCATCGAGGTGGTGGCGCAGGCGCGGGAGACTCGCGAGGACCTGGTGCGCCTGTTCGCCGAACACATGCTGGGCGCGCCGTTCGACGGCGACCGCATCCCCATCCGCCAGTACGCGCTGGACCACCTCCTGCAGCCGTTCGATTTCCCGCACGATGTCGAGGACAACATCGAATCCGTGAAGGTCACGCTGCTGCGGCTGATGCCCTACGAGACACAGGGCGAGCGCGTGACGCTGGAATGCATGCGCGGTGCCGAGCGCAGCATTTGGCAGATGGCGGAGGCACGCTTTGGCGAAAGTGATCCGCTGGCCGGCGGCTACAAGGTCACGCAGGTTCGCTTCACGATCAAATTCCATGCGACGCCGGGGGTGCGCGGCGGTCGCACGCTGCCGGTCACCATCTCCATGCCGAAGGGCTGCGATTTGAAGGACCGTACCGACCGCGAGCGCCTGGTCGGTGAGAAGTACCTGAAGCGCTGGCGGATGCTGCGGGATGTCTGACGAACCGCCCCGGCTCTCCGCCGAGGCTGTCGCGCTGCTCCTCGAGGTGCTGGACCTGGAGGAGCCCTTCCTCAACGGGGCCATGGCGGAGATGTCGCCCGGCCCCGTTGGCATGTTGCGCGCATGCGGGCTGCTGGTGCCCCACGGTCACGAGACCGTCTCGGCATCGCTCGCGGATCACGACGACGCACCGGTGACGCTGGTTCGATCCGAGCAGGCGGGCGGGCTCGCGTACTTCAGCCCGTCTGGCGGTCTGATCGCGGTGCCGGGTGCACGGCTCGCCCGGCACCGCGTCGAAATCAACAACACCCTCGCCGCGATCGGAGCTGATCTGGCGCTGCCCTCCGCGCGCACGCCGCGGCCATTGATCGAGGGGATGCTCTGGGAGATCGGCGACGCCCGCCTTGGCAAGCGCCCAGCGCGTGTCCAGACATGGTTCGCGCGCCGAATGTGGCACGCCGCTGTGCGGGCCCAGGTCTCGGCTGCATTGCAGGCACGGCCCTATCCGCGGGATGTCATCATCCTCTGCAGCAGTCGCGCCGCTCGCCTTCGCGAGGTGACGTTGCCTGGCACGATCCTGGTGCCGATCCGCGACGTGTTGGCCGCGGCGGATAGCCTGGCCGTGAGCGGCGAGATCCTCGACGCCCGGATGCGGGGTGTGGCAGTGGCGGCCGCTCCGGGCCCCCTGGACCTATCGCCGGATGGAACACGCCTGCGCATCCACGGCGGCGAACCAATCGTCTTCAGGTCGGACGACCACATCGAGGCCATCCGCAAGCTGGTTGACGGCTTCTATGCCGGCAGGCGCGTGCCAATCCGCGAGCTCACCGACCATGGAACGCTGCACCGGCACTTTGGTGGCGTGAAGTGGAAGCTCCTGAAGCCCTACCTCACCTCGGCGAAGGGCGCCTGGGGCTTCGACCTGTAGGCCGATTTCTCCCTTTTCTTCTCCCTAACCCCACCTCCTTCTTCTCCCTGTCCTGAAGCGATCTTCCCCGCGGTTGTTCGAACCAGCGCGAGGGAGACACCGATGACAGTGAAGCATCTGACGCAGGCGGAGGTGGCGCGCCGCTGGTGCCTCAGCCCCCGCACGTTGGAGCGCTGGCGCTGGCTCGGCCAGGGGCCCGCCTTCCTGAAGCTGGGTGGGCGCGTGGCCTATCGCCTCGAGGACATCGAGACCTTCGAGGCGGCACAGACCCGCGACGCGACCAGCGCGCCGCAGCCGGCGCAGGCGAAGATGCGCGCCCCGGTTCCCCACCGGCGGGCGGCGTGAGACCGGCCATGGGCAAATCCTCCCGCGACAAGGGCCTGCGCCGCGAGCGCGCCATCGTCGACATCCACGTGAAATGCGGCCTGCGCGCCGAGCGCGTGCCGCTCTCCGGTGCCGTGCGGTATCGCGGCAATGGCGCCGACGTCGATCTCTACGTGCGCGGCCCAGAGCCGGTGAAGGCCGAGGTCAAGGCGCGCGGCGAAGGCGATGGCTTCAAGACGCTGGAGCGCTGGCTCGGCGGCAATGACGCGCTGTTCCTCTGGCGTGACCGCGCGACGCCCATGGTGGTGCTGCCGCTGCACGTCTGGATCGAGATCGCGCGCCGCAGCGTGCGCTGCACGGACCCCGATGCCGATCGCGAGCGCGCCCACCGCGCGCGCCAGGCCGAGGAAGGTCCGCTGCCGCCGGCCGATGCCATCGCCGGGGCGACGCCGTGAGCCCGCGCACCGCCCGCCGCGTGCACGCCATCGGCGAAGCCCTCCGGAATCTCGCCGGCTGGGCGCTGCTGGCCGGCGGCTTCATCGCGCTCCTCTGGCTGGCCGAGTTGGCGACCATCCCATGAGCGCCACCCCCATGCCGATGCCCGCGACCGCCCGGCCGCCTGCATCGCCCATCCAGCCGGGCACCTCCTCGTTGAACGGGACCAACATGACCAACCGAACCACTCTGGCGCAGCTGCGCGAGATGGACGCCGCGCAGGCCGCACGCCTGCCCGTCGATCATCTGGCGCTGCTGCGGGAAGAGGTCGGGGCGCTGAAGGCTGACGCCAAGCACCTCGCCGACCTGCTGCACGACGCGCTGCACGCCCGGTACGGCGCCCCCGCCGCCGCGGCCCGTCGTGCCGAGGGCAAGGACACGGGCCGCGCCCGCATCGCGGATGGTGCCTTCGAGATCATCGCCGACCTCCCGAAGAAGGCGGCGTGGGATCAGCAGAAGCTGGCCGCGGCGGTCGCCACCATCGCGGCGTGGGGCGAGGACCCCGCCGACTACGTCACCATCGAGATCCGCGTGCCGGAAAGCCGCTTCACGGCCTGGCCGCCGCGCATCCGTGCGGTCTTCGAGCCGGCGCGCACCGTCGCCACCGGCCGCCCCTCCTACACCCTCGAACAGAAGGACGCCGCGTGATGGCGCACGAGCTCCGCATCCAGGTCGTCATCCCGCTGCAGGGCGATGCCGTTGCCCGCGCGAAGGACGTCGCGGCCTTCGAGCCGACACTCGATGCCTTCACCGAAGTCGTCGCGCGCGCCGGCGGCGACATCAAGGTCGACGTCATCAAGGCCAAGCCGCGCGCCGTGAAGGGGGAGGCGCACTGATGGCGATCTCCCTCGCATCCCTGCGGCGTGGTGGCGACGCGCGCCCGCCGCGGCTGCTCACCTATGGCGTGGCCGGCGTCGGCAAGACGCTGTTCGCGACCTCCGCGCCGCGGCCTGTTGTCGTGCAGACCGAGGATGGGCTCGGCACGATCAGCGCAGCCACCTTCGGCGTGCTGCGCAGCTTCGACGCGGTGATGGAGGCGCTGGGCAGCCTCTACACCGAGGCGCACGACTTTGAGACGCTGGTGGTGGACAGCCTCGACTGGCTGGAGCCGCTGGTGTGGCAGCACACGGCGCAGACGCACAACCAGCCCGACATCGAGTCCTTCGGCTACGGCAAGGGCTATCTCGCTGCGCTGGATACGTGGCGCGGCTTCCTCGATGGCGTGAATGCACTGCGCGACGAGCGCGGCATGGGCGTGATCCTGATCGCCCACGCCGAGATCAAGCGCTTCGACAGCCCCGAGACGGAACCCTACGACCGGTACCAGCCCAAGCTCCACCGCAGCGCCTCGGCCCTGGTGCAGGAGCATGTCGATGCGGTGCTCTTCGCGAACTACCGCGTCAGCACGCTGAAGTCCGACGTCGGCTTCAACAAGAAGGTGGTCCGCGGCGTGAGCGGCGGCGATCGCCTGCTGCACACCGCCGAGCGGCCGGCCTTCCTGGCGAAGAACCGCTTCGGCCTTGCCGAGACGCTGCCGCTGTCCTGGCCCGACCTCGCGGCCGGCATCCCCTTCTACGCGACGCCGACCAGCGCCGCCCCCGCCTCCACAACCGAAACCCGGAGCTGACCCATGGCATCCCTCAATGGAACCTTTGATGCGACGGAAGTCGCCCCCGCCGTCCCGCTCGAGGTGCTGCCGCCCGGCAAGTACCTCGCGCATCTGATCGAGAGCGAGATGCTCCCGACCAAGGCCGGCGATGGGCAGCTCCTCAAGCTGGTGTTCGAGGTGCTGGAGGGCCCCTCCGCGCGCCGGAAGATCTTCGACCAGCTCAACCTGGTGAACCGCAACGAGCAGACGGTGGAGATCGCGCAGCGCACGCTGTCGGCCATCTGCCACGCGGTGGGTCAGGTGCATGTCAGCGACAGCGAGCAGCTGCACTTCAAGCCGCTGATCGTGACGCTGAAGGTCGAGCCAGCCGGCAACGACAAGTACGGCGTCTACCGCGAGGCGCGGAACAAGGTGGCCGGCTACTCCGCGGCCAACGCCGGTGCGGCCACCGGCACCGCCCCGCGCCCTGCCACCCCGGGGCCCCGCCCGGCCGCCGGGGCACCTCCGCCGACCGCCCGCACCGGTGCCGCGGCGACCCCGCCCTGGCGCCGCAATGCCTGATCACCTGCCGGCAGACCGCCCGCCTGCCGGCCTCCCTCCCTCGAACCAGGATCAGGCCATGGCTGCCCTTCCTTCGCCCGCATGTCCCACCGTCACCGCCATCTACGCGGCCTATGAGGCGGCGGCGGACAGCGGCTATCGCGCGCATCTCGGCGCTTCGCTGATCGGCGCCGAATGCGAGCGGGCCATCTGGTACTCCTTGCGCTGGGCCACGCGGGCCCGGCACACCGGCCGGCTGCTCCGGCTGTTCGACACCGGCAATTTGGCCGAGGCCCGCTTCGTCGCGGACCTGCGCCGCATCGGCGTCACCGTCCTGGACCTGGATCCCGCGACGGGCCGCCAGTGGAACCTGCGCGACGCCTCCGGCCACTTCGGCGGCAGCATGGACGCGGTGGCGATCGGGCTGCCCGAAGCGCCAGGCACCTGGCACGTCTGCGAGTTCAAGACGCACAGCGCCAAGTCCTTCGCCAAGCTGAAGGCCGAGGGCGTCGCCGCCTCCAAGCCGCTGCACTGGGCGCAGATGCAGGCGTACATGCATCTCGCCGGCCTCGATCGGGCCTTCTATCTGGCGGTCTGCAAGGACACGGACGAGCTCTACCAGGAGCGCATCCGGCACGATGCCGAGGCCGGGCTGCGCATCCTGGCCAAGGCCGAGCGCATCATCGGCGCCGCCCGGCCGCCGGCCCGCATCAGCCAGGATCCCGCCTGGTGGCAGTGCCGCTTCTGCGGCCACCACGCCGTCTGTCATGCCGGCGCGGCGCCGGAGCGGCATTGCCGGTCCTGCCTGCACGCCTCGCCCGCGCAGGGTGGCGACTGGCATTGCGCGCGCCACCACGCCCCTCTCTGCCGGCGCGACCAGGAGGCAGGCTGCGCGGCGCATCTCTATCTGCCGGATTTCGTGGCCGCCGAGCAGATCGACGCGGGCGAGGACTGGGTCAGCTATCGGCAACCGGACGGCACCGAATGGCGTGACGGCGTGCCTGCCGCGGCGCCGCCCGACGTCGTCTCGCACCTCCCGTGCCGCATCTGCCGCGCCACGATCTATCGCGTGGGGCCCGGCAAGGGGCCGCACATCGCGGAGCTGATCTGCACCGGCTGCGAGACGGGCGGGCGGTGGCTCAGCAAGGTGGATGCTGTGGCGATGGGGGTGGCGGCATGACCCTCTCCCTCCGCCCGTACCAGCGCGCCGCCATCGAGGCGCTCTACGACTACTTCTCGGCCAGCAGCGGCAATCCGCTGGTCGTGATGCCGACCGGCACGGGCAAGAGCCTGTGCATCGCCGGCTTCACCCGCGAGGCGATCGCCGCCTACGGCGACACCCGCGTGCTGATCCTCACGCACGTGAAGGAACTGATCCAGCAGAACTTCATGGCGCTGCTGCGCGCCTGGCCGGAGGCGCCGGCCGGCATCTACTCGGCCGGCCTGTCGCGCCGCGACATCCACGCGCAGATCCTGTTCGCTGGCATCCAGTCCATCCACCGCCACGCGCGGCAGGTGCAGCGCTGCGACCTTGTGCTGATCGATGAGGCGCACCTGCTCGGCCGCGGCGACAGCGGCATGTACCGCTCCTTCCTGGCGCAGCTGAACGAGATCAACGCGGGCCTGCTGAAGGTCGTGGGCTTCACGGCCACACCCTACCGCCTCGACAGCGGCATGCTGCACGAGGGGAAGGATCGGCTCTTCACCGACATCGCCTTCCAGGTGCCGGTTCTGGAGATGATCCAGCAGGGTTACCTGTGCCCGGTCGTCCCCAAGCAGACCTCGACGCAGCTCGATGTCGGCGGCGTCGGCACCCGCGGCGGCGAGTTCATCGCCAAGGACCTCGAGGCGGCGGTGGACCGCGACGAGGTCACCCGCGCCGCCGTGGCCGAGATCGTCCAGCACGGCGAAGGCCGCGGCTCCTGGCTGGTGTTCTGCTCCGGCGTGGCCCACGCCCGCCATGTCCGCGACGCCATCCGCGAGCATGGCATCTCGGCCGAGACCGTGACCGGCGACACGCCGGCGCCGGAGCGCGACGGCATCCTGGCCGCCTTCAAGGCGGGGCGGCTGCGCTGCGTCACCAACGCCAATGTCCTGACCACCGGCTTCGACGCGCCGGGCACCGACCTTATCGCGCTCCTGCGTCCCACGAAGAGTGTGGGCCTCTACGTCCAGATGGTCGGCCGCGGCACACGCCTCGCCGAGGGCAAGGATGACTGCCTCGTTCTGGACTTCGCCGGCAACACGGCGCGGCACGGTCCGATCGACACGGTGGATGGCCGGAAGAAGGAACCTGCTGGCGATGGCGAGGCGCCGATCAAGGTGTGCCCCGAGTGCCAGACCATCAACCACGCCAGCGCGCGGCATTGCATCGAGTGCGATCACGAGTTCCCGCCGCCGGTCGTGAAGGTCGCGCCACAGGCGGCATCAAATGCGCTGCTCTCCACGCAGATCCAGCCGAGCTGGAGCGACGTGACCGGCATCACCTATGCGCGCCACGACAAGCCCGGAAAGCCGGCGTCGCTGCGCGTCACCTATGATTGCGGTCTCGCGCGGCACAGCGAATGGGTGTGCTTCGAGCACACTGGCTTTCCGCGCGACAAGGCGGTGGGCTGGTGGCGGCGCCGCGCCGGCAATCTGCCGCCCCCCACGACGGTCGATGAGGCGCTGCGCCAGCTGGAACAGCTGCGTCGTCCGATCGCGATCCAGGTGCGGCCCGCGGGCCAGTACACCGAAATCGCCGCGGCGAGGTTCGTGTGAGATGCGCGGCATGTCGTCTCCGCACCGCCCGCGGCTATGGCTGGTTCGATCCGCGCGTGCGGACCAGCGAGCCTCTGCCCGCCTGTTCCATGCGCTGCATGAGCGCGCTCTGCCGGAGGTGGGGCGTGGTTGATCCCGACGAGCACGAAGTCGCCGCCATCGCGGCGGCCAGCCCCATGGCGGGCGAATACCTGGAGAGCATCGGCAAGACCGACCTCGCCGTGCTGACCGAGGCGGAATGGCTGACGCTGTTGGAGGTGGTCATCACCGCCTACCAGGACGAACTCGCGCGCCAGCTGGATCAGGGCCGCCATCCGGCGCCGCCGCTCGCTGCGGGTGGCCGCCCATGAGCGGCGTCACCTCGGCCCGGGAGGTCGCGCGCCGGCTCGGCGGCTCGCACACCGCGATCCAGAAGGCAGAACGCGCCGGACGGATCGCGCGTGAGCCGAGTGGCGCCTGGGACATCGACAAGGTCCGGGCCGGCCTCGCGACCAAGAGCGCTCCGGCGCCGCGCAAACCGTATGGTCCACGCGCGAAGCAGCCGCCCTGGGCGAGGGCTGCGCACCACCTTGGCGAGCTCGCATCGGACATTCGTGGCCCCGCACGCGGGATCCACGCCGAGTTGGAGCGGGCGCGCCAGGCGCTCGAACGCGCCGCACGCCAGATGTCCGCCCTCTATCCCGAGATCCTGCGCCTGGAGCGCGCCTGCGACGCAGCCATTGCCGCACAGGAGGGTGGCAGCGAATGACAGATGCCCCCTCCTTTATGGCCGACTACGGCGAGCGGCTGGTCGACAACGGCTACTCGGTCATCCCCATCATGCCGGGCACGAAGGTGCCGGGGCGGTTCACCGGCGGGGAATGGTCGCCCTATCCCGATTGGGCGCGTCACTGCGATCGGCCGACGAAGCCCTTCGAGGTGGACATCTGGCGCCGCTGGCCGGGCTGCGGCGTCGGCATCGCCACCGGCGCGGTGGTGGGCATCGATATCGACATCCTGGACGGCGCGCTGGCCATCCAAATCGCCGAGCTCGCCACCTCCATGCTGGGCGACACGCCCTGCCTGCGCATCGGCCGTGCTCCGAAGCGGCTGCTCGTCTATCGCGCCGCTACACCCTTCGCCGGGCGGAAGCGCCATCCCCTCGAGTTGCTGGCGCGCGGCCAGCAATTCGTCGCCTATGCCGTCCACCCGGACACCGGCCGCCCCTACGAGTGGCCGGAGGACAGCCTGGTGGAACTGCCGCTGTCCCGTCTGCCGGTCGTGGACGAGGCCAGTTGCGCGGCGTTCCTGGACGCCGCTTGGCAGCTCGTGCCCGACGAGGTCCGGGTCAACTCGATCCTGGCGGACGCGCCCACCAGCACCTGGCGCGGCCCCAGCGACCCGAAGGGCACGCGGGACGCCATCGCCGCGGCGCTGGCCTGGCTGCCGAATAACGACCTGCCGGGCAACGAGTGGATCACGGTCGGCGCCGCCATCAAGGCCGCGATTGGCGAGGAGGGGCGCGACCTCTGGCTCAACTGGTCGCGGCGCTCCGGGAAATCGGGGCAGTCGGGCCGGTCCGATACCCCTGAGCGGCGCTGGGCCTCGCTGCGGCCGCACAGCGTCGGCGCTGGGAAGATCTACTGGCTCGCCGAGCAGCGCGGCTGGGTACCGGATCCCGCGCTGACGCTGAACGGAACTGCCGCCGAGCAGGCGGCACAGCCGCATCCCGCGGCGGGCCTGCTGGCGAAGGTCGCGGTCGCGCCGCTGCCGATCGCGCCACCGCCGAAGCCCTATCGCGTGCCGCCCGAGCTGCTGCAGGTCGATGGCACGCTGCGCATGTTCGTGGACTACGCCACGGCCAGCGCCGTCAGCCCGCAGCCGTTCCTCTCCCTTGGTGCCGCCATCTGCCTCGTCGGCGCCATCGCGGGTCGCCGGTATCGCACGCCGACCGACCTGCGCAGCAACGTCTACGCCATCGGCATCGCCGACAGCGGCGGCGGCAAGGACCACGCCCGGCGCTGCGCGAAGCGGGCAATCTATGCAGCGGGGCTGGACCGCTACCTGGGTGGCGAGGATCTCGCCTCCTCCGCCGGCCTGCTCACGTCGCTGCAGCGGCATCCAGCCCGCCTGTTCCAGGTCGATGAATTCGGCCAGTTCCTGAAGCTGGTCCTGAACCAGCGCGCGCCGGCGCATAAGGCGGCCATCTGGTCGGAGCTGACGAAGCTCTACACATCGGCGGCCGAGCCCTACATCGGCGCAGAATACGCCGACCAGAAGGCGCGGCCGCGCGTCACCATCGAGCAGCCCTGCGCCTGCATCTGGGGCGTCACCGTCCCGGGCCCGCTGTGGACGGCGCTCGAAGGTGGCGCGCTGGCGGACGGCTCCATCGCGCGCTTCCTGGTCTTCCTGACCGACGACGACTACCCGGAGCGCAATGAGACTCCGGCGCCGATGGATCCGCCGCCGGCGCTGGTGTCGGCGCTGCAGGGGATCGCCCGCGGCGTGCCCGGCCACAGCCATGGCGGGAACATCGCCGACGCCATGGAATCCTCGGCGCCGATCCACGCCTATACCGTGCTGCTGACCGCGGACGCCGAGGCGGCCATGGCTCGCGTGCGGCGCGAAGCCACCGATCTCCTGCGGTCGCACCGTGGCACCTACGCCACCGCCCTGTTCGGTAGATACGCCGAGAACGCGGCGAAGCTGGCGATGATCGCCGCGGTCAGTCGTGATCCCGCCCGGCCCATCACCGAGGCCCGCGACGTAACCTGGGCCTCGGCGCTGGTCGAGCACTGCATCGGCACGCTGCTGCGAGAAGCCGAGCGTCTGGTCGCCGACACGCCGGCGCATTCCCGCATCAAGAAGGTCCTGGAGGTGATCCGCAAGGCCGGCCGGATCAGCCGCAGCGCCTTCGTCCGGAAGACGCAGTTCCTCTCGAAGGCCGAGCGGGAGGACGCCATCGCCACGCTGCTCGACAGCAAGCAGATCGCGATCGAGGTCACGCAGAACGCGTCGGGCCCCGGCACCAGCTGGATCATCGCCACCGAACCGCAGGAGGGCTTGAAGAGTGATGCTGCATGACGCGCGCAAACCCGCAGAAAACGGGACTCTTCAACAATTCAACTTTTCACGCGGGCGTATGCAGACGCCCGGGCAGGGGTGCGGGGGAGAGAGACCCTTTGAAGAGTTTGAAGAATTGAATAGTTATATTGATCAGATAGTTAGACACCTGTCACCCCCTCGACTCTTCACCACTCTTCAAGGGCACGGTCGGGGGAGGCCGGCATGAGCATGCCTGGCGCGCCCTTGCTGCCCCGCTCGTCGCTCGACCGCGGAAGCCGCACCGCAACCACCGCGCCTGAGATGGAAATGCTGCGCCGGCGCGTCTGGCAGCAGCAGGGCGTCGTCTCGCTGCACCTCGAGGACATCACCGATCCCTGGCTGCGCCAGGCAATCCAGAACGAAGCCGTGCGCCGTTGGGGCCCGCGGCAGCAGGAGAAGACCCATGGCCGGTAAGCGCAAGGCGAAGACCACGAAGCAGAAGGAATCGATGGGCCCGTCGAAGTGGCGGCTCCAGCACGGCGGCTTCGGTGAGCCGATCCGAGACGCGGATCCCGAGACGGGCAGCCCCGTGCAGCATCGGCGTGCCGTGGACACGCTGGGCATGATGCTGGCGAACGGCACCATCACGCAGCAGATGCACGACGCGGGTGGCTACTTCCGCGCCCTGTTCCGCAGCGCCGCCCTGGATGGCATGTCGAAGTCGGTGCTGGTCCGCCTGCCAGGCCAGACGGCCGACACCCTGTCCGACCATCACATGGACGCACGCCGCAAGATCGGTGCAGCCCTGGATGCCCTCGGCGGTCATGATAGTGCAGCGGGCTCCTGCGCATGGCACGTCGTCGGCTTGGAGATGTCCGTGCGCGAGTGGGCGATGCGCCAGGGATGGGGCGGACGCCCCGTCGCACCGCCGCAGGCGCAGGGCATGCTGGTGGCGACGCTCAGCGTGCTGGCGGGGCACTTCGGGCTCGTGCCGCGGACACGGGCGGCGTGACGATCGGCGTGTTGATCGAAGAAAACTCGCACGAGCGAAGTCATGCGTAGCGCAGCGAAAGAATGTCGCGTTGCGCACCGAAATCCACACGGCCTATCATCTGGACACCTGGAAAGGGTGCGACCGCAGCGCGGCTCAAGAGCCGCAGCGTCGCTCAGACGAGACAGTGGCTCTCGAGCCGATGGTTCCTTCCTGGCCCCGCTGTATGCGGGGGGCGGAAGCGCGCAAGGTCGCTAGCGCCAGGCCATAAAACAGGGTTGCGGTTTGCAGCCCTTTCCCCGTGCGATCAGCCAGATAACCCGCAAACCATACCGTGCCAGGTTTGCTCTCGCGGGCCGCATGGTTTGCACCCACTCCCAGATCCGGATGGCCCAATGACGCTCCCCTGGATGGCGGCGAAGATCCTGCTGCGTCCGGTGGCGGAGCTGCGCCCGCACGCCGGCAACGCGCGCATGCACAGCGCCGCGCAGCTGGAGCAGATCAAGGCCAGCATGCAGGCCTTCGGCTTCACCAACCCGCTACTGGTGGACGAGGACGGCGTGCTGATCGCGGGGCATGGCCGGCTCGAGGCGGCGTCCGCGCTCGGCATGGCCAAGGTGCCGGTGATCGTGCTGCGGCATTTGTCCGCCGCGCAGAAGGAGGCGCTGCGGCTCGCGGACAATCGCATCGCGGAAAACGCGACCTGGGACCAGGCGCTGCTGCGTGATGCGCTGGCCGCGGTGCAGGCGGCGCCGGACATCGACCTCGGCGCGCTGGGCTTCTCGGCGGATGAGCTCGCAGACATCCTCGCGGCGGCTGGAGATGCCGTGTCCAACGGCGACGCGCCCGAGGCTCTGTCCGCGGATCCCGCCCAGGGGGGCGGTGCGGCAGGCGCGGCGGATGTGGAGGAGCCGGCGGACGACCCCGCCGATGCCGATCCGGAGCCGCCGCGCCAGGCCGTCACTCGTCCAGGCGATCTCTGGCTGCTGGGCGATCATCGCTTGCTCTGCGGCGACAGCACCGACGCCGCCTCAGTGGCGCGCGTGATGGGCGAGGACCGCGCCGCGCTGCTCTTCACCTCCCCGCCCTACGGCAACCAGCGGGACTACACCACCGGTGGCGTCACGGATTGGGATGCGCTGATGCAGGGCGTCTTCCAGCATCTGGACGCAGCCATGCGACCGGACGGCCAGGTGCTGGTGAACCTCGGGCTGATCCATCGCGACAATGAATGGCAGCCCTATTGGGCAGCGTGGCTCGACTGGATGCGCTCCCGCGGCTGGCGCCGCTTCGGGCTCTACACCTGGGACCAGGGACCCGGCCTGCCAGGCGACTGGAACGGGCGGCTATCGCCTGCCTTCGAGCTGCTCTTCCACTTCAATCGCGAGGCCCGCCGCCCGAACAAGATCATCCCCTGCCGTTGGGCGGGGCACGTTAACTCCGAGAAGGGTGGACTCCGCGCCAAGGACGGCACCGTCGGCGAATGGCAGCATGCCGGCCAGGGCGTGCAGGAGACCAGGATCCCGGACAACGTGCTGCGCATCACGCGGCACAAGGCCCGCGGCATCGAGACGGAGCATCCCGCGGTGTTCCCCGTCGCGCTGCCTGACTTCCTGATGCGCGCCTATGCCGACGAGGGCGACGTGGTGTTCGAGCCCTTCGCTGGCGCCGGCACTACCATCATCGCCGGCCAGCGCACCGGCCGCCGCGTGCGGGCGATCGAGCTCGCGCCTGCCTATGTCGACCTAGCCGTGGCGCGTTGGCGCATGCTGCATCCGGACATACCGGTGACGCTGGCGGACGATGGCCGCGATTATGACACTGTGGCCGCGGCGAGGCAGGAGGTCACCGCCGATGCAGCCTGACCTCGTCGTCTCCTCGCTGCCGGTCGCGGCGCTGGTCCCCTACGCCGAGAACGCGCGCACGCATTCCCCGACGCAGGTGACGCAGATCGCGGCGTCCATTGCCGAGTTCGGCTTCGTGAACCCTGTCTTGGTCGACGCCGCGGGCGTGCTCATCGCTGGCCACGGCCGCGTCATGGCGGCGAAGCAGCTCGGGCTCGCCTCGGTGCCGGTGCTGCGCCTCGGCCATCTCTCCCCCGCGCAGGCGCGTGCCCTGCGGCTGGCGGACAACCAGATTGCGCTGAATTCGGGCTGGGACGAGGCGCTGCTGGCCGCCGAGATCGCCCGTATCCGCGACGAGGCGGTGGTTGACCTGGATGTGCTCGGCTTCTCCGGCATGGAGCTCGACCGGCTGCTGGCGGCTGCGGACGCGGGGCTCGGCGATGATGCCGACGAAGCCCCGCCACCGCCCGTGGTGCCGGTCACGCGCACCGGCGATCTCTGGCGCTGCGGCGAGCACCGCCTGCTGTGCGGCGACGCGACGAAGCTGGCCGACGTGCAGCGCGCGCTCGGCGCCGGCCACCTGGCCGACATGGGCTTCGTCGATCCGCCCTATAACGTGGCCTACGAGGGCGGCACCGCGGCCAAGATGACCATTGCCAACGACGCGCTCGGCGGTGGCTTTCCCGAGTTCCTGCGCCCCGCGCTGGCCAATCTGCTCTCGGTCACGAAGGGCGCCTGCTATGTCTGCATGTCCTCCTCGGAATGGCCGACGCTGCATCGCGTCTGGCAGGAGGCGGGCGGCAAGTGGTCCAGCACCATCATCTGGGCGAAGAACACCTTCGCGCTCGGGCGTGCCGACTACCACCAGCAGTTCGAGGCGATGCTCTACGGCTGGAAGTCCGGCGCGCACCACTATTGGTGCGGCGCCCGCGACCAGGGGAATGTCTGGCACTTCGACAAGCCGGCCAGGAACGACCTGCACCCCACGATGAAGCCGGTGGCGCTGGTGGAGCGCGCGATCCGCAACAGCAGCAAGCCGCGCGACACGGTGCTGGACTGCTTTGGCGGCTCGGGCACCACCATGATCGCCGCGGAGCGCACCGGGCGGCGCGCGGTTCTGCTGGAGATCGACCCTGCCTATGCCGACGTCATAGTACGGCGCTGGCAGGAGACGACTGGCGAAGCGGCCGTGCTGGAAGGCGATGATCGCATCTTTCCCGATGTCGCCGCGGCCCGCGGCATTGTCGATCATGATGTGATCCAGACCGCCGAATCATAGCAATCCAACTCCGCTGCATCTTGCTTGGCTCGTGCGCGCCACAGCGCGAATGGTCCGTCACACGCAGGGGATGCCCTGCACCACGACGGAGACGACCATGACCGACCGCGAAGCCCGCGCCGCCCGCAACCAGGAACGCAGCCTCGAAGCCTTCCTCGCCGAGAAGGCGCGCTTCGACGCGATGGTCGCCGAGCTTCAGCAGATGAGCGCGGACCACTTCGGCGCGGATCCCGAGACGGTGCTCTGGGGCGCGCATGCCAGCCTGCAGCACTGCAACAGCCTGCTGGCGCGGGTGACGGACTCCTACCTGAAGCGCGGCGAATGGGCCGAATGAAGCGGGTCACTCCCGCACCGCCCCGACCGGCGACGCCGGCGGGGCTCCCGGCAGTAGGGGCCGATGACCGGCGCCCGGAACCGGAGACCAGCACGATGACCAAGCTTTCCGACAGCCAGCGCGTGATCCTCAGCGCCGCCGCGCAGCACGAGATGGGCCTGGCCCGCGCGCCGAAGACCCTGCCGGCCGCGGCGCGCAACGCGGTGTTCCGCAGCCTGATCAAGAACAACCTGCTCATCGAGATCAACGCGCCGCGCGAGCATGTCGGCCTGGGCTGGCGCCAGGACAACGACGGGACCTGGATCGTGGCCCGCATCACCGACGATGGGCTACGAGCCATCGGCATCGACCCGAACCACGGCGACGCGGCGGCCGGCGAGCCCGACTGCTCCGGCATCGAGGGCAGCGTGCCCGACACGGCGCACGCGGGCGCCGATGAGCCGGCGCCGCAGGATGAGGACGCCCCGTCGCCGGAAGCCGCCCAGGCCGCGCCCCTGACGGAGGAGATAGCCATGCTCGACCAGGCCCTCGCGGCACGCGCCGCCACGTCCCGCGCCAGCCTGCGCGACACCGCCGCGGCGATCCTCGCCGCCTGGGATGACGAGGCGAACCGGGAGGGCGACATGATCGGCGCCCTGGACGCGCCGATGGAAGCCCTGCGCACCCTGCTGGGCGGCAAGCCCGCCCACACGCCGCGGGATCCGCGCGCGCCGCGCAAGCCGCGCGAGGGCACCAAGCAGGAGCAGGTGCTGGCGATGCTGCGCCGGCCTGAGGGCGCGACGGTCGCGCAGATCGCCGAGGCCACCGGCTGGGCGCAGCACACGGTGCGCGGGTTCTTCGCCGGCCTGAAGAAGAAGGGCCACGCGGTCGAGGTAAAGTCGCGGGAGCGCATGGTCGGCCCGAACAAGACGGGCGCGAAGGGCTCCTTCACCATCTACGCCCTGGCCGAGTGAAGCATCTCAGCCACGCCACTGAACATCATCGAGAGCGCCGGGGATCATCCAGATTCCCGGCGCTTTATCGAGTTGGCTGCTCTCCGACACAGCGCGAATCGTCCGTCACGCGCAGGGCATCCCGCCCCGCCGAGACGGAGACGACGATGACCACCACCATCCTCCCGCACCAGACTGCCGAAGGCCCGCAGGACCGCGCCGCCTGGCAGCAGCTTCTCGCCACCGCGCCGCGCAGCACCGACAGCGTGGGCCGCGCCACCATTCAGGTCTGCACCGCCAGCGACGGGCGCGGGATCTTTGCCACGGTGGACTACGCCACCTGGCAGACCGAGAAGGAGGAGGGCTGATGCCCTCCGAGCGCCGCTGGATCATCCTGGCGCAGGACGGCCGGCACGTGACGATGGGCCGCGCCGCGCCGCCTAGCGAAGCCGAGGTCGAGGCCGCCGCCGCGGCGCTTGCCGCACAGGGGCTGGCAGGCTGGCTCGCCACACTCGACGGGAACTACTGGTCGCGCCGCCGCGTGGCCCTCGCGCCGGTGCAGATGCTCGGCGACGGCGCCACGCTGGACTGGTCCGCCGCCATCACCGCCTTTGAAGCCGCTCGCCAGCGCGCCCTTCGTCCCCTCTGAGAAGGCCGGCATCGCCATCACGCGCGGCGGCTTGCGGGCCCCCATCGCGGCTCCGCGATGGGAGGCAGAGTCGCCGCCATGCCGGAAATGACCGCCTCCACACGCGAGGCCGCCCGTCGCCTCGGCGTCAGCGACACCGCCATCCACAAGGCCGAGCGGGCGGGCCGCATCGCCCGCGAGCCGGATGGCCAGTGGGACATCGACAAGACCCGACGTCGCCTGGTGGAGACCGCTGATCCCGCCCGCTCGCCCCTGGCCAGTGGCGCGGGCGCGGACGGCACGCCCTTCGCGCGGCTGAAGGTCGCGCAGCTCGCACTGAAGGTGGAGGCGCAGCGCCTTTCGCTGGATGAGACCAAGCGTCGTCTGGTCGACGTCAACGAGGCCAATGCCGCACTCGACGAGATCGGCAGCACGATGCGCGACGCGCTGCTGAACTGGCCGGCGCGTGTGTCTGGCCTGATCGCCGCCGAGATCAGCGTCGACCCGCATCTGCTGCAGACCATCCTGCAGAGCCACATCAACGACCTGCTGACGGAGGCGGCCGATCGCTTCGATCCCGCAGGCCTCGGAGGGGACCGGTCTCCGCAGCCGTGAGCATGTGCGCCGGCGTGTCGGCGCGATGCTCCGGCCGCCGCCGCAGCTCACCGTCTCCGAATGGGCCGAGCGTCATCGCATGCTCGGCAGCCGCGCCTCGGCAGAACCGGGGCCATGGCGCACGAGCCGCACGCCCTACCTGAAGGACGTGATGGATGCGCTCTCGGCGGTGCATTCCGCCCGGCGCGTCGTGTTCATGAAGGGCGCGCAGGTCGGGGCCACGGAGAGCGGCAACAACTGGCTCGGCTACATCATGCACCATGTGCCGGCACCCGCGCTGGCGGTGCAGCCGACCGTGGAGCTGGCCAAGCGTTTTTCTCGCCAGCGCATCGACCCGCTGCTGGAGGAGACGCCGGCTCTACGGGAGAGAGTTGCTCCGGCCCGTGCCCGCGACAGCGGCAACACCATGCTGTCGAAGGAATTCCCCGGCGGCATCCTGGTGCTGACGGGTGCGAACAGCGCGGTCGGACTGCGCTCGATGACGGCGCGGTTCCTGTTCCTCGACGAGGTGGATGCCTATCCTGGCGACGTCGCCGGCGAGGGTGATCCCATCGCCCTGGCCGAGGCACGCGCCCGCACCTTCGGCTGGCGGCGCAAGGCCTTCCTGGTCAGCACGCCGACCATCGCCGGCCGCAGCCGGATCGAGCGGGAGTATCTGGCCTCCGACCAGCGTCGCTTCTTCGTGCCATGCCCCGAATGCGGGGAGATGCAGTGGCTGCGGTTCGAGCGGCTGATTTGGGAGAAAGGGGCGCCGGAGACGGCGCGGTATCACTGCACCGCCTGCGACCACCCGATGCAGGAGCACGACAAGACCGCCATGCTGGGCGGCGGCGAGTGGCGCGCGACGGCCGAGGGCCAGGATCCGCACACCATCGGCTTCCACATCTCGGCGCTCTATTCGCCGGTGGGCTGGCTGTCCTGGGAGCAGATCGCCCGCGATTGGGAGGCAGCGCAGGGCAAGCCCGAGGACATCAAAACCTTCAAGAACACGGTCCTTGGCGAGACCTGGCAGGAGCAGGGCGAGGCGCCGGATTGGGAGCGGCTCGTCGAGCGCCGCGAGGATTTCGCCATGGGGGTGGTGCCCACCGGCGCGCTGGTCCTCACAGCCGGCGTGGACGTCCAGGATGATCGCCTGGAATGCGACGTCTGGGGCTGGTCGGAGGGGTTCTCGTCCTGGCTGGTCGATCACGTGGTGATCCAGGGCAGCCCGCGGGATCGGGAGCCCTGGGACCAACTGGCGAAGCTCCTGGCGCGGGATTGGCCACGCCACGGCGGGGGCGCGATGCGCATCGCACGGCTCTGCGTCGACACCGGCGGCCGCGACACCGCCGCCGTCTATGGCCACCTGCGGCGCCTGCGGGATCCACGGATCGCACCGACCAAGGGCATCGACGGCTGGAACCGGGCGCAGCCCGTCCAGGGCCCGACGCCGGTGGACGCGCTGGTCAACGGCCAGAAGCTGCGGCGCGGCCTGAAACTCTGGACCGTGTCGGTCTCGACCTGGAAGGCCGATCTCTATCGCCGGCTCTGGCTCGGTCGCGGCGACGCGGAGGAGCTGCCACCTGGCTGGGTGCATCTGCCGCGCGCGATCGAGGTCGAATGGGTCAAGCAGCTGGTCGCGGAGCAGCTGCGCACCACGAAGGATCGGCGCGGCTTTGCCCGGCAGGAATGGGCCAAGCTGCGCGAGCGGAACGAGGCGCTGGACTGCGCCGTGCTGGCGCGTGCCGCGCTCTGGCTGCTCGGCGCCGATCGATATGGCGAGCAGTTCTGGGTGCGGCTGCGGGATGAGGCGGCGGATGCGCCGCTGCGGCCGAGCGAACTTCCCGCCGCTGGGAATGTCGCTCCCCCATCGTCGGCGTCGCAGGCCGCGGCGATGCCGCCATCCGACAACCAGCGCCCGCGGGGCTGGCTCGCGCCGCGCAGCGGCTGGCTTCGTTGAAAGGAGGACGAGCATGGATCCGACCGTCCTCGCCTGGGCGCTGGCGCAGCCTGCTGGTACCCGCGGCGCCGTGCTAGCCGCAGCCTTCACGGGCGGCACCACGCGCGTGACCTTCGACGGTCGGACTGTGGAGTATCGCTCCCTGGATGAGCTCGGCCGAGCGCTGTCTGTCCTGCACGCCGCCGAGAACAGCGCCGCACGTCGCCCCAGCGTCACCCTCGCCAGCTTCTCCCGCGAGGGAAGCAAGTGATGGGGCGCCTTCGTGATGCCTGGCACGCCCTGCGCGGCTATGCCGCCGCGCAGGACACTCGCGCCTCGAGCTGGGCGGCCTCCGGCGGCAGCGCCACGGCCGAGGTCGGCGCGGCGGCGCCCACCGTCGCGCGCCGTGCCCGCGACGCCGTCCGCAACGACCCCTACGCCGCCCGCATCGTCGATCTCTGGACCGGCAACGCCGTCGGCGCCGGGATCACCACGCGCTGGCCCGACAAACCCCACGCCGAGGCATGGCGCCGCTGGTCGGACAGCACCGCCTGCGACGCCGAGGGCCGGCTCGACCTCTATGGGCTCCAGGCGCTGGTCATGCGCGCCGTCGTCGAGAGCGGCGAATGCTTCGTGCGCCTGCTGCCTTCCGACATCACGCCCGCGAACCCGATCGGACTGCGGCTCCAGGTGCTGGAGAGCGACCACCTCGACACGGCGCGGCAGGGAGTCCTTGAGGGCGTCCCCACCTTGCAGGGCATCGGCCTCGGCGAGGCGGGGGAGCCGGTCGGCTACTGGCTGCACCGCGTGCATCCTGGCGCATCCTGGGTGCTGCCGGGGGGCGCCACCTGGCTTAGCAGCCAGCGCGTCCCCGCCCGCGACGTCCTGCACATCTATCGCAAGCGCCGGCCTGGCCAGCTGCGCGACGTCTCCTGGCTAGCACCCGTGCTGACGCGCCTGCGCGATCTCGGGGATTACGAGGCTGCGCTGCTGATGAAAGCCAAGATCGAGGCCTGCCTGGCGGCGGTGGTCTCCGAGGATGGCGACGACGCCATGACCGGGCCCACCTCCGGGCTGCTGCGCGACGCCCAGGGCCGCACGGTGGAGAGCTTCGAGCCGGGCATGATCCTCTATCGCCGCGGCATGGGATCCGTGGAGGTGGTGAATCCCTCCGGTGGTGGGAGCCACGCGGCCTTTGCCCGCCGCGCGCTGGAAGCCTCCGCCGTCGGCACGGGCCTGACCTATGATCAGGTCGCCGGGGACCTCACCCAGGCGAACTACTCCAGCCTCCGCGCCGGCAAGATCGAGTTCCGCCGCCTCTGCGAGCAGGTCCAATACGGCATGCTGATCCCGATGCTGGTGCGGCCGATCGCAGACCGCTTCCACGCGCAGGGTGCGCTGCTCGGGTTGTGGAGCGCGGATGTTCCCGAGGGCCTGTCGCACGTCCCGCCGGCGCACGAGATGATCGACCCGCTGAAAGACACCACCGCGCTGATCGCCCAGGTCCGGGCCGGCTTCGTGCCGCAGCCCGAGGCGGTCGGCGCCTTCGGCTACGACTTCCGCCAGGTCGTCGAGATGATCCGCGAGGCGAATGCCCTGCTCGACGAGGCGGGCCTCTCGCTGGACAGCGATCCGCGCCGCGTCGCGAAGTCCGGCGCCGCACAGGATGCGGCCCAACTCGCCGCCATCGAGATCGCCGCCACCGGCGCTGCTTCGCCGCGTGCGGATGCGGGCGCTGCGCCCAATCCAGGAGCATCCCAATGATCGCAGGCGCCTACGACTGGACCGACGACATGCTCAAGATCAAGAGCATGCAGAAGAAGTTCCGCGACAGCTTCAACGGTACCGAGATCAATCCGGCGCGGTGGGAGGTCGCGGCCACCGGCGGCGGCATCACCCACACCGTGGCGGATGGCGCCGTCACCATCTCCACCGGCACGACCCTGGATGACGAGCTGACGCTCACCAGCCGCACCACCTTCACCATCCCGCTGCGGGTCATGGTGGCGCTGAACATGAGCCAGCGCATCGTCGGCCAGTCGGTCTGGCTCGAGCTGGTCAGCATCGATCCCACCACCGCCCAGCCGGACGGGCGCAGCGCGGCGGCCTGGCGGCTGGATGGCGCCAGCGCGACGCTCGCCAACTACGAGGTGCAGAGCGAGGGCGCGCCGCGTCTCGGCAGCACCTCCGGCAGCACGATTCCGACCACCGCGCCTGCGGGCTGGTCGGTGCTGGAGCTCGAGCCGACCAACGACGAATGCTACTTCCATGGGCGGCTGCTCGACACCACGGCGGCGCGGTCGAACTCCTATGTCCGCCATCAGCAGATCCCCGAGCCGAATGCGCTGTATCGCTTTCGGATCCGTGTGCGGAACCGCCAGTTCATCAGCGGCATCTCGGCGGTGGCGAACAATGGCGGTGGCGCGGTGCGCATCACCCGCGCGGCCCATGGCTTTGCCACGAACGATGTGGTGACGGTCGCCGATGTTTCGGGCGTACCGGGCGCCAACGGTACCTTCACCATCACGGTCATCGACGCGAACAGCTTTGACCTGGTCGGCTCGACCTTCACCGGGGCCTATCTGAACACCGGCTGGGCCTCGGTCTCGCGCAATCTGGCGCCGGCCTCGAACACGGACATCAAGGTCCAGTTCGTCACCATCGCGGATTACGCCGAGCTGACGACGGAAATCACGGCCGGCCGCGGCCAGTCGGTCGCCGGCCAGGGGCTGGGCGTGAACGTGCTCAGCACCATCCCGCCCACCGTCACGCCGGTGGGTGGCCAGGCGCGCAACACGGCCGGCGCCGTGCCGGTGCTGGCCGCCACTGGCTACTCGGCCAACCCGGTCGCCGTCACGACGGCGCGTGGTGTCGATCTGCTGGCGACGCTGATCGGCGCGCTGGTCACCAAGCCCTACGCCATCCCCGAGGCCGACTGGCAGACCGCGGCCGCGGCGGGCGGGATCATCACCACCACCGACGTGGTGCTCCGGGCGGCGGCTGCGGCCGGCATCCGGAACTACGTGACCTCGATCGACATCCGCAACGCGCATCCGACGGTGGCGACGGAGGTGGTGATCAAGGACGGCGCCACCGTGATCTGGCGGCAGCTGCTGCCGGCCGCGATGGCCGCGCCAGTGGAGATCACCTTTCCCACCCCGCTGCGCGGCACCGCGGCCACAGCGATGAACGTCGCCTGCATCACCACCGGCGCGCAGGTCTACGTCAACGCGCAGGGCTTCGCCGCGCCGTAAGGCGCCGCCCCAGGAGCATCCTATGACAGAGCCGATCGACCTGGGCGGGGGCTCCCCTGCGCCGGAGGCCACGCCATTGCCCGATCGAATGCCCACCGTTGGGCAGTCGATCACCGCCTGCCGTGCGCTCGCCGCGCCGGTCACCGTCAATCGCGCAGCCCGCACTGTCGAGGTGGTGTGGTCCACCGGCGCCCGCGCGCGCAACTTCGTGCCGCCGCTCGGTCCCATCATCGAGGAGCTCGACATGCGGCCCGAGGCGGTACGCATGGATGCGCTCCGGTCCGGCCGGGCACCCGTGCTGGACACCCACCGCCGCGCCGGCACGCGCGACGTGTTGGGCCGCGTCACCGCCGCCCGGCTCGAGGCCGGCCGCGGCTACGCCACGCTCCAGTTCAGCGGCGCCGATGACGTGGAGCCGGTCTGGCAGCGCGTGGCCGACGGCACGCTGCAATCCGTCAGCGTCGGCTATCGCGTTCATCGCTACGAGCCGCGGCCGGACGCCGCCACCGGCCAGACCATCCACCGCGCCGTGGATTGGGAGCCCTACGAGATCTCGATCGTGCCGGTCCCCGTGGATGGCCTGGCCGTGATCCGTGGCGAGGGGGATCAGGGCGCCCCCGCCACCGGCATCGAACCCGCCCTGGCCATCCCCGAGGACACACCCATGCCCGAGACGACGCCGGCTTCGCCGGATCCCGCGCCGGCACCGCCCGCGCCGCCCACCATCCCGCACCAGGAGGTCCCCGTGACCACGACGCCCGCCAGCACCCCGCCCACCGCCCCGCCCGAGCCGACCCGCGCCGCGCCGCCGGCGCCCGACCTCGAGGCCATCCGCGCCGAGGCCGAACGCGCCGCGGTCGAGCGCATCGCCGGCTACGAGCCGGTGCTGGCCGCCGCCCGTGGCCTCGTGACCGCCGACATGCTCGACACCATGCGCGAGGCCGCTATCCGCGATCGCGTTTCCCCGGAGGTGCTGCGTGGCCGGCTTTGGGAAGCCTTCACCAGCGGTGCCGCGCGTCCGTCCCTGCCGGCGCGCCCCGACACCGGCCCGTCCAACGAGGACCCGTCGCAGCTCCTCGACGCCATGGCCGAGGCGCTCGCCGCCCGCACCATGCCCGGCTACCAGGCGCCGGCCACCGGCCGCCACACCGAGTTCCTCGGCTGGCGCCCCTCCGACATGATCGGCGAGCTTCTCCGCGCCCGGGGCGAGCGCAACGTGCCGCGCAACCCGACCATCCTCGCCGAGCGCGCCTTCCACACCACCAGCGACTTCCCGGCCCTGCTCTCGGCCGCGGCCAACAAGATGCTGCTCGCGGCCTACGCGCCGGCGGCGCCCACCTACCGGACGCTGTTCCTCCGCCGCGACTTCCGCGACTTCAAGCCGCACCGCCACCTGCGCGTGGGCGACTTCCCGACGCTGCTGCCGCTGTCCGAGAACGGCGAGGTCCAGGCCGGCACCATGTCGGAGAGCCAGGAGCTCGTGTTCCTCCAGACCTTCGCGCGGCGCATCCGTGTCACACGCCAGATGCTGGTGAATGACGACCTCGGCGCCTTCACCGACTTCGCTAGCATGATCGGCCGGCGCGTCGCGGACTTCGAGAACGCGACGGCCTACCAGCTGCTGAATGCGGCCAATGGCGACGGCCCCACGCTCATCACCGGTGCGGCAGCGGTGTTCGGGACAGCGGCGGCGCGCGCTAACAAGGCCGGTGCCGGCACGGCGCTCGACCTGCCGAACCTGGCGCTGGGCCGTGCCGCGGTAATGCGGCAGAAGACCCTCGATGGCCTGCCGATCGCGGTCGGCGCGCAGATGCGCCTGCTGGTCGGGCCGAACCAGGAACTCGCCGCGCGGCAGCTCACCGTTTCCGTCCAGGCGACCCAGACCAGCAACGCCAATGTCTACGCCGGCTTCGTGCAGCCGCTGGTGGAGCCCCTGATCCCGAACAACCGCTGGTACCTGTTCTCCGACCCGATGTCGGCACCCGTCTACGTCTACGGCTACCTCAATGGTGCCGAAGGTCCGCAGGTCACCACCGGCAATGTCCAGGGCGTCGATGGCGTCGAGGTCTCGGTGATCTTCGACTTCGGCGTCGGCGCCATCGACTGGCGCGGCGCCTGGTTCAACCCGGGCACCTGATCCCGGCTCCTCCCTTCCATCGTCAATCCATGCAGAGGGCGTCCTTCGGGGCGCCTTTTGCGTTTCTGGAGCTCCCATCCCCATGCGCAACTACGTCCAGCCGGGCAACAGCCTGGCCATCGCCGTCCCCTACGCGGGCGGCATCCTCTCCGGCCAGGGCGTCCTGGTCGGCGCACTCTTCGGCGTCGCCGCCGTCGATGGCGCGCAGAACGCCATCATCGAGGCCGCCACCCAGGGTGTGTTCGATATCACCAAGGAGCCGGCACTCGCCATCACCGCCGGCGCCCGGGTCTTCTGGGACAACACCAACCGGCGCATCACCACCACCGCCACGGGCAATTTCCAGGTCGGCATCGCCAGCCTGGCGGCGCTGGCCGCGGACACCACCGTCCGCGTCTGGCTCAACCGCGTGCCGGCGATCGGCACGTGAGCCCGGTCCCCAAGGCGATGGATCCGAAGGCCACGCGGGGCTATCGCAACCGCAACCCGGGGAACATCGAGCACGTCCCGGCCAACAAATGGCAGGGCCTCGACGAGCCGCCGTCGGATGGGCGTTTCTGCCGCTTCACCAGCCATGAATTCGGCATCCGGGCGCTCGCTGCGCTGCTGGTCACCTACCAGGACCGGCACAAGCTGCGGACGCCGCGGGCGATCATCGAGCGCTGGGCGCCCAAGGTGGAGAACGACACCGCGGCCTATGTCGCGGTGGTGGCGCGGCGGATCGGTGTCGGGCCGGACGAGACGATCGACCTGCATCGGCACGATCACCTGCGCCCGCTGGTCGAGGCCATCATCCACCATGAATGCGCTGGGCTCAACTATCCGGCCGCGGTGATCGATCGGGCCCTGACCCTCGCCGGGGTGCCGCCAGCCGCACCAGTGACCCTTCGCGAGGTGGCCGCGGCGACGGGCACCGGCCGCGGCGCGGTGCTGGTGGGCGCGGCCGGCATCGCCACCGCCGTGGCGCAGGCGGCGCCGGCCATCCAGGCTCTGGGCACGCTGGCGCCGACGGTCGCCATCGCGGTCATCGTGGCGGCGGTGGTGGGCGTGCTCGCCTGGCGGCTGCGGCGGCCAGCATGAGTGCCTTCGCCGCGGCCATGGAGGCGCTGGCCGCGGATCCGAACATCGGCACGGATGCGAGCTATCGTGCGGGAGGGACCGGTGCGCCGGTCCTGCTCCGCGTGGTGCGCTCGGCGCCGGACCGGCTCGGCGACGCCTTTGGCACCAGCGTGATCCAGGCCAACGACGTGCTGACCGTCGCCATTGCCGTGCTGCCCACGGTCGAGGCGGACGACACCTTCACCCTCGGCACCGACACCCTGACCGTCCAGCACGCCGAGCGGGACGCCGCGGGCATCGCCTGGCGCGTCTTCTGCCGGCGATAGGAACACCGCCATGATCGACCCCGAACGCATCGGCGGCATCGTCGGCGAGGCGCTGCTCGCCGGCGCCCTGGGTGCGCTCGGGGCGATGGCGCGCTTCTCCTCCACCGACCGGCCACTGCTGACCCGCGCCTATCTGCTGCATGCGTTGGCCGGCGGTAGCCTGGGCACCGGCGCCTGGCTCATCGCCCATGCCTTCGAGCTCGATGGCTGGTGGCTCTTCGCCGTCGCGTGGCTGGCCGGGACGCTCGGCTACGCCGCGCTGCACGACCTGCTGCTGCGGATCCTCAGCCGCAAATTCGGTGGGCGTTGATCGATGCGCCTCGGTGCCGCCATCGTCGGCGACCTCCGCAAGGTGCTGGCCGATGAGGTGAAGGCGGGTGAGCGCGCGGCCATGACCGCCATCCGCGCGGAAACCGACCAGGTGAAGGCCGAACTCCGCCGCCAGGTCACCACCGCCTTTTCGGGCAACGCGCGGGGCATAGCCAATGCTTGGCGGTCGACGATCTTCCCACGGTCCGGGCAGTCGCTGCGGCCGGCGGGGTTGGTGTTCACCAAGGTGCCGAACGTCATCGACGCCTTCGAGCGCGGCGCGCTGATCCGCGCCAAGGGCGGCCGGAAGTTTCTGGCCATCCCGACCGGTTTCAACGCGGCGCGTGGGCGCCGGGGCCGAGGCGAGAAGGGCATGCGGGTCACGCCGGCGCAGATGGTCGCCTCCGGCCAGGCCTTCCTCCGGCCCTTCAAGTCGGGCCGGGGCTTCGTGTGGTGCCTGCCGCTGCGGCAGGGCGAGCAGACCGGGCGGCGGCGCAGGACCCGCTTGGTGGCTGGTGGTGTGACCGAGGTCGGCACGGCCAATCGCAAGGGCCGCGAGGCCTGGGCCCGCGGCCTCCTGGAACAGGGGATGGTGCCGATGTTCCTCCTCCTGCCACAGGTGAAGCTCGCCAAGCGGCTCGACGTGCGAGGTGCCGCGGAGCGCGGGTTGCGCCGCCTGCCAGGGCGGTTTGTCGCGGCCTGGGAGCGCGAGAGCGGGCGGGCTGGATGAGTGCGCGCGAGACGGCCATTGCGGGCCTGCACAGCCGGCTGGTCACGTCCCTGGCTGTTCGGAACCCGGTGCCGATCGTGCTGCGCGGTGAGACCATCCCGCAGCGCATCCCCGCCGGCGGGCTGGTCGTCATCCGTGATGGGGAGACGGTGGAGGAAACGCCCGTCCTTTCACCGCTCGCCTGGCAAATCGAGCATCGCGCTGAGGTCGAGATCACCGTCGCCGGTGCCACGCCCGCCGTGCGCAACGCCCTGCTCGATGCGCTGCTGGTGGATGTCGCCACGGCCATCACCGCCAACCGCACCCTCGGCGGCGCCGTGGAGTGGGCACAGCCCGGCAGCGCGTCCTTCGAGGATGTCGAATTCGAGGGCGCCGCTGCGGCGCGTGCTGCCGCCATCCCCGTCACCCTCTGGTTCACCGTCGCCGGCTCGCCGCTGGCCTGATCCCCGTCCAGGAGAAAGCCCATGCCCCGTGCCATCGGCGCGAATTGCCGCCTGCTCATGCTGCCCGAAACCACCTACGGCACCGCCCCCGGCAGCAACTGGCGGCGCATGCCGTTTCTCTCCTGTGATCTCGGCGCCGAGCAGCCGCTGCTGGATGCCGACGTCATCGGCGTGGGCAGCAACCGGGATCCGGCCGCGCCCTTCCTCGACACGGTGACGGTCGCCGGCCAGGCGGTGGTGCCGGTCGATCTGATCAACATCGGCCACTGGCTGCGGCTGCTGCTGGGCGCGCCCACCACCACCGGCACGACCAACTTCATCCACACCTTCGCCTCCGGCGCGGCCTCGCTGCCGAGCAACGCGATGGAGATCGGCTATCCGGACGTGCCGAGCTTCGACGTCTGCACGGGCGTGCGCGCTGACACGCTGGAGCTGGACTTCACGCCGACCGGCGCGGCGACGGCCACCTTCGGGCTGCTCGGCCAGGGCTCGGTGCGCACGGGCGCGACGTCAGGCGGCACGCCGACCAGTGCAGCCTATACCGCCTTCAACAAGGCCCAGGGATCGATCATGCGCAGCAGCGTGGCGCTGGCGCAGGTGACCGGCTGGAATGGCCCCCAATTCGACCGGACAGGCGGCGCAACCGTGAGGGCCTAG